GGGCGTGGACATTTACGACGACCAAGCCATCACCGACCACCTGCGAAACATTCGCAAGATGCCGGCCAACGTAAAGGATCGGTTTCTGCCCAAGGTCAACACCGAGAAGGTCGAGAGCGAGTTTGACCTGGACCAACTCAGGCACGAACTCAACGCGGCTCAGGACAGCAACACGGCCCGAACCATCAAGACCAAGATCGACGGTCACTTGAACCTATTCAAGGCAGAGGCGGCTGCGGGCAAATACATCACCCGGGACGAAGCCCGAGACGAGATGGTCAGAGTCGGGACCGTATTCAAGGCAGCAGTCAAGCGCCTCGAGGCCGACCTGCCACCGATGCTGGATGGTGCCGCTCCAGAGCAAGCCCAGCGCATCATCGGCGAGAAGTGTGACGAGGTTCTCAGGGCCATGATTGAGGAATACACCAAGATAGAAACTATTGGGCATGATGAATGAGTCCTTGGGCATGTCCGCGATCATTGCGGCACAACCGGCAGAGCGATTGACCCCGAGCGAGTGGGCAAGCGGGCGGGTGGCATTGCAGGATGGATTGACGCCCAAATACGAGTCCTCAAATGCCCCTTGGCAAATTGCTCCACTGGATGCTGTGGGCGATCCAGAGATCAAGGAGGTCGTCTACCTTGCGCCGATTGGAACTGGCAAGACCACATTCATGGAGGCGTCGATGGAATACATCATCGCCCAAGACCCAGGCCCGACATTGTTGGTGGGACAAACCGACGACGATCTCAAGGATTGGGCGGTGACGCGCATGGATTACTCAATCCGCAACACGCAAGACACCGCGGCATTGCTGCCAAAGGACAGGCACAAAAAGCGCAACATGCAGATCCTATTTCCCCACATGTCCCTCTTCATGACAGGCGCCAACCTGAGCGGCTTGCAGTCCAAATCCATGCGACGCGTCTTTTGTGACGAGGCGTGGCAATACCGTCCGGGCATGGTCAACGAGGCTCGAGGTCGTTTGCATGACCGATGGAACCGCCAGTTCTTTATCCTGACTCAAGCCGGCGTGAAGGGAGACGACACCGACAAGGCATGGGAGCAGACCGACAAGCGGGAATTTTGCTTTGAATGTCCAGACTGCGGCACGGTCCAACCGTGGCAATGGTGCAACGTGGTTTTTGACGCGGACGAAACCAAGACCGACCTTGAGCGGGCCAAGACCGCCAAGATCAAATGCGGCAATGATGAATGCGGTTGGCATTGCGAGGACAAGCCGCAACAACGGCGCAAGATTGCCGAGGGCGCAAGATACTTGGCAACCAATGAGGATGCTCTGCCTGGTCATGTGGGCTTCCATTACAATGTCCTGTGCAACTGGCGCAAACCGCTTTGGGAAATTGTCCTTCTGTGGTTGGAGTCCAAGAGGGCGCAACGCGTCGGCAACCTGGACCCTCTGCGGCAGTTTATCCAGAAGCGTCTGGCCGAACCTTGGGAGGAGGACTTGTCCGAGAACCGCGAGCAACTGGTCGGTTCGGGATACATCCTGTCCGAATATGTGGACGGCAGGAAGATCGAGGACGAGGCATTCCGCTTCCTGACGGCAGACGTCCAGCGTGACCACTTCTGGGTCGGCATCAGGGCGTGGAGGTCCAATGGATCATCTCGTCATTTGCTATACGAGCGGGTCGAGTCTTTTGACCAGATCCTCGAGCTTCAACGTCAATATGGCATCAACCCGAAAATGGTTTTTGTGGATGCCCAATACAACACCGACAAAGTCTATTGTGCTTGCGCCAAGCAGGACTGGACGGCCCTGCATGGATCAGGCCGCGAGTCCTTCCCATACCGCAAAAAGGACGGCACGATGATCCATCGACCATTTACAAGATTTCAGACAGCACAAGCCAGCAATGGCATGCAAGCCCGATATTCTCACTGGGCGTCAGACCGAATCAAAGACATCCTCCATGCCCACCGCATAGGCCAAGCCGGCGAGTGGGAGATCCCTGACGACGTTTCGCGGGATTGGATCAAGCAGGTGGACTCTGAGGTTAAGCGAGAGGTGACCAATGCCAAGACCAAGCAAGTGGACTACCGATGGGTCAAGGTAAGGCGAGACAACCACGCTTGGGACGTTGAGGCCATGCAAATCGTGGCCGCGTTAATGCTCAAACTAATCCCAGGTTTCGGAGATTGATTTCTGTTGTTGGTGTGGTTTGGCCCGCTCCCTTCACTGGGGGCGGGCCTTTTCTTTTGACACCTCCGCTTCACTAATGACGTCACAAGCGGTCCAATATGCGCGGGATATAGCCCGCATCGGCATCAGCAGTCCCAAGAGCGCGGCCAAGATCAAGGCGCGTCGGGATTCATTGTTTGCAGCATCACTCACAGACGGCGGGCTGGATAAGCTCCAAAGCTCGTCCAAGAACGGCGTCAGTTTGACGGTCCAGACCGGCAACAGTCACAGCCTGAGCGTGATTGACGAGTTGGCAGCCCTTCAGCGGGCGTGCGAGTGGATCGACCTTGGATGCGTTCCAAGCCAGACCCGCTCATTTGGCAGATTTTGACACAGAAAAAACCTCATGGCACTACTCGATCAATACGGACGAACCATCGCCTACAAAGCGGCCCGGGCAGCACAACAAAACACGCACCGACCTTGGGAGCCTGTTGAGAAGAAGGACATCGCCGACCTTGTGCCGGCGTATGACCGCAAGACCCTTGTGTCTCATGCACGTCGCATCTATCTCAATTTCGGCCCAATCAAGAAGGCAATCAATGACCGATCCATGTATGCGGTCGGTCGGGCCTTTGTCCCGAAGTTCATTGGAGACGCACCAGAGTTTGCCAAGGCAGCCACCAACTGGTTGCTGGATAGTTTCTACGCCATCGGCGACGTCCGAGGCGGCATGCACGATTTCAAGACCAACCTTTTCACGTGGTCGAGTTCAATCGACGTGGACGGCGAGGCATTCATCCTGCTGACCGAAACGAAAACAGGATATCCTCAATATCAAGGCATCCCAAGCCACCGAATCACAACACCGCACGACGTATCCGAAGGGGACAAGGTCGATGGCGGCGAGATCCGCGACGGCATTGTCTACCACAAATCTGGCGAGGCGAAAAGCTACGCGTTCTGTGACAAGGACGGAAAGCTGATTCAATACCTGCCGGCCCAGAACGTGATTCATCTTTACGATCCAGAATGGATGGCACAAGGGCGCGGATTGTCGGGCCTGACCCATTGCATCAACGATTGCCGAGACATCATCCAATCGGTGGAATGGGAGCGCCTCAACATGCTCCAGATGTCCAGCATGACAATGGTCGAGCATAACGAGCATGGAGGACCAGACCCAGACGATCCATTCACCGCCCTATCTCAGAATCAGGGCAGCGACTCGGGCATCACCGTGCAATCGCTCGACGGCGGCACCGTCCGCTACTTCCGCGCCAATAGCGGCAGCAAGATCGAATGCGTCACCAACGACCGACCTGGCAACCCATTCAACGAGTTTCACAGCAAGCTCCTGCGTTCCGCATACGCCGGCCTCGGTTGGCCTTATGCTTTCTACGAGGGCCACGGCACTGGTGGAGGAACGGCCCAACGCACCGAGATCGCAATGGCGCAGAAAGCCATCGAGGACCGTCAAGACATCCTGTTCTACGCGGCCAAGCGCATCGTCGGATACGCCATCGCTAAGGCCCAGAAGCGCGGCGACCTACCGCAAAGCACCGATTGGTGGAAGGGGAAGTTCTCCACACCACCCAAGCTCACCATTGACGACGGACGAGTCCTCAAGGAACTGGACGGTCTGTGGAAGATTGGCGGCATCAACATGCGCGAGATTGTCGAGATGCGCGGCAAGACTCTGGAAGAACATTTTGAAGAACGCGCCGCCGAGGTTGCACTTCGCAAATTGGCAGCAAAGGCAGCATCAGAGAAATACGGCGTGGAGATCGACGAGCGGGAAATGTCCATGCTCACACCCAACGAACAACCAGACACCGACAATGCAGATTCTTAACATCGAAAACAAGGCCGCAAAGGTCAAACTAGACGAGGTCGTGGACGGCGACAGCATGGGACAGCTCCTCGAGGAGATTGGCCTAGTCTTTGGCGCCCAAGCATACGCAAGCGGCAACTTCACCGGCGAGATCACCAACTGCATCGAGAAT